TAAGGTTCCTGTAGTCGTAGCTTCAGGCAAGACCGATACAGATATTGCAACTCTAATTGCTACCGCTGTTAACGGTAAGGCTGACTTACCAGTAACCGCAGTTGCTGCTGATGAGGTTGTAACTCTAACTGCTAAGGCAGGCGGTACTTCTGGTAACGATATCAAGATTCAGACCAATCTACAGTCTGCTGTAGGCGGTGAAGAAGACGTTGCAGGTATTGAGCTTACCATTGTTGCTATGGCTGACGGTGCAGGTGAGATTGATTACGCTTCAGCTTTCGCTAACGTTGAGACTGAAACCTATTTATTCATTGGTGTTCAGGGCAATTCATCAACCATTCTTGATGCAGTAAAGAGTGAGATGAACGACTCAACCGGTCGCTGGGCTTACAACCGCATGCAGTACGGCCACGTAATGACCACCAAGAGAGGAACTTCAGAGGCTCTTGTAACTCTTGGCGGTACACGTAACGATCAGCACGTATCAATCTTTGGTATTGAGCCTTCATTCCCTGCACCTGATTATGTAGTGACCGGCGCTCTGTTAGGAAGAACCGCTACCTACATCACCAATGATCCTGCAAGACCATTGCAGACTGGACCTCTAAACGGTTTATTGGCAGCTCCAATCAAGTCACGTTTTGGTTTTGCAGACCAGCAGGCATTACTTTCAAACGGTATTGCAACTCTATATGTTCAGTCCGGTACCGTAATGATTCAGCGTGAAGTTACAACATATCAGAAGAACAAGTTCGGTGATGCAGATAACTCATACCTGGATGCAACTACTCTGTTTACTCTGGCTGAGATTATCACCACTCTTAAGACTGCAATTACTTCTAAGTATGCACGTCATAAGCTGGCTTCAGATGGCACCCGCTTCGGTGCAGGTCAGGCAATTGTAACTCCAAGCGTAATCCGTTCAGAGTTAATTGCTCAGTATGCTGCATTAGAGACCAAGGGCTTAGTTGAGAACGCAGATTTGTTTGCTAAGTATCTGATTGTTGAGCGCGATGCAGATGATCCAAACCGCATCAACGTATTACTACCACCTGATCTAGTAAATCAGCTACGTATCTTTGCACTGTTAGCTCAGTTCAGACTTCAGTATTCAGCTCAGGATTAAGGGAGATTAAAAATGTCTAGAATCGCAGGTACTTGTTACATCAAAGTGGACGGCGAGCAGTTAGTAGTTGAGGGAAGTGTTAACTTCCCATTACTGAATGTTACCCGTGAGACAAAGATGGGTTCAACCGGTGTTGCTGGTTATTCAGAGACTGATGTGACCCCATCACTGTCCTTAAGCGCTTTTGTTCCAAAGGACTTCCCTCTGGAGAAGTTAAAGCAGGATAACTTAACCATTACTGCAGAGTGTGCTAATGGTATGGTTTATACCTTACAGGGCGCTTATCTGGTTGATCAGGCTACATACAATCCTTCTGATGGTAACGTAACTCTTACCTTCAATGGTGAGAAGAGCTTTATTCAGCAGTAGTTTTAATATGAAGTAGCTTTGGGGATGTAAATGCATCCCCTTTTTTATGGTGAGAGAGTTAAAAATGGAAGAATTATCATTACCACTAAGTGAGCCAATCAAACACTTAGATGAAGAAATAGAAGTTTTAAAGTTCCGTTGTCCTACCGCTGATGATGCTATTAAGTTAGGCTATCCAAGCGTATATGACGAGAACGGAAATCCTGTATTTAACGCAAAAGTAATCTACAAATATCTGTCAGAGTTAAGTGGCTTACCTCCTTCAACTGTTAAAAAGATTCAGCTTTCAGATGTAGAGAGGTTCAAGTATTTTTTAGCAACTTTTTTCGGAGCTTCCAAGAAGGAGGCTGTCGAACTCCTGAACAGATTCTCAATCTAGTTTATAACCTCGCATACAACTGGAGATTGAATCCGTTTGAGCTGAGTAAAAGACCTCTCACGGATTTACTTGAGCTTGCTCGACAGAACGAGCGTATTAACCGAGAACTCGAAGATAAAAAGGCTTAAAAGATGACTACCAGAACACAGAAAACAAAAGTTGTAGTTTCTGCTAAGGATGAGGCATCCGCAGAGCTCAAAAAGATTCAGAAAAACTTCAAATATTTTTCTAAATCTGCCTCTCATCTGGGAGGGGAGCTAAAGAAGCTAGGTGCAATAACCGCTCTGCCTATTGCAGGAGCTATCGCATCTGCAGGCAGTATCGTTAAGAATGCCGTATCTTCAATGGTTGATTACGGCAGTGCAGTAGACAATACCAGTAAGAACCTGAGTATTGCTTCTGATTCTCTGCAGGCATTTCGATATGCTGCAGAGCAGTCGGGCTCATCCGCTTCAGAAATGGACGGCGCTATTGCTATGCTCAATAAGAACATGGCAAATGCAGTTGCCGGCAAGAATAAAGACTTAGTTGCATTGATGAACCATTTAGGCATCAGTATGAAAGATGCCAATGGAAACATGAAGGATGCAGCCGCTTTAATGCCTGAGATTGCCGATGCAATCTCCAGACAGACTGATGCAACTCAGAGGGCTTACATTGCAAATCAGTTCTTTGGCCGTTCAGGGCAGAATCTGGTTAAGACCTTGAAAGACGGTTCTGCAGGTCTTGAAGCACAGCGAAAGGAAGCAGAGAAGTTTGGAATTGTCATGTCTCAGGAAGCTGTGGAAGCAGCAACTCTGTTTGGCGATTCCATGACTCGAACCAAATACGCTATTCAGGGTGTTCAGAATAGCATCGGTGAGAAGCTGTTACCTACACTTCAGCCTATGCTGGATGCAATGAATGACTGGATTGCAGAAAACAGAGAATGGTTTGCCACTGCTATTACTGACGGTGTTAAGGATTTAGCGGAGTCATTAAAAGATCTCGATATCAAATCTGTAGTAAACGGTTTTGTTAGTCTGATAAAGACTTCACTTAATCTGTTTAATGCTTTAGGTGGGCTTAAAACCATCGGTATAGCGCTTGCTTCTCTGTATGGTTTAAAGGTTGTTGGAAGTATTATCTCTACCGGCTCTGCAATTGTTGGTCTTGGAAAAGCAATAGTGCCTTTACTTCCAGCTTTAGCCGGAGCTACTGCTTCTATGTGGGCCTTTACAGCTTCACTACTGGCAAATCCTATTACATGGGTAGTAGCCGGTATTGCAGCTTTAGCCGGAGCGGTATATCTAATCTATAAGAACTGGGAGCCAATCTCAAACTTCTTTAAGAAAGTTTGGGAAGGTATCAAAGGAGCTTTTGACTGGTATATCGACTATCTTAAGACCGCATGGAATACCATCTGTGAGCTTCCAACGATTCTCAAAAAAGCCTTTGAAGGACTCGGTGAGTGGTTCGGTGAAGTGTGGGAAGGTGTAAAAGCCTCATTCTTTGCTCCTTTCGAAGCAGCATACAACAAGATATCAGGAGCCTTCTCCACAGTTGGTAACATGGCCGGTAAAGCATGGGATAGCGTTACAGGCTTCTTTGGCGGTGGTTCTGATGTAGAAGTCTCACCAAGACAGCAGATGGCACTCTCTGGCGGTATTGCTCCTGTTGGTGGAACTGACATTATCTCTTCAGAGAATAAGTCAGAAGTAGTAGTAAGACTGCTTACCGATGAGAATACTCATGCAGAGGTAGAAAGCTCCAAGACTACCTCATCAAGCCTCAAGACCAGTGTTAATTTAGGGGAAACACGATAATGTTAAGACGAGCATCATACGCAGGATTCACCTTCGAGGTATCTAATTCAAATGTTAACTTCGGAAGACGTACCGTAGTACATGAGTTTCCTCAGAGAAATGATGCTTATGTTGAGGACATGGGCAAGTCGAACAACAAGATCACCGTTACCGGTTTTATAATCGGTGCTGATTATATTGAGCGTTCCCAAGCTCTGATTGATAAGCTTAATGAATCAGAGGTAAGTAAAGTTCCAGCTCTGCTTGTTCATCCCTGGTTAGGTGAATTATGGGTTTATCCTGTAGAAAAGCCTGTTATCAACTGGACTACTGCAAAGCGAATAGCGACTTTTACACTGGTCTTTGTAGAGGCTAAACCTCCAAAATCTGAGTCTTTATCTGGTTTTAAATTTCTGTCTGATGCCGTTTATACTTTAAGAAGAAATGCAGATGAATTGTATGACGAGGTAATGACTGATACTCAGTTTAATCTGATACGTGATCACATTGATGACGTTCAGGGAATCGCAAATACAATCTTCTCTCAGATCAAAGAAAGTCGTTTTGGAAAGGCTGTGGGCCTTGCTGAAAATTTTGATCTGCAGATAAAACAGTTCTGGAATTCTGTAGAATCAAACTCTCGCTCCCTTGCCAAAAGTCATATATTGAAGGCTATTGGAGTAGTGAGCTTGGCAGGTATCCCCGCAGATTGGGCTTTATTAGCAAGACTATCAACTTCTCAGAGTTCATCTTCATTAGTTGTAGGAAGTCAAACTGCTATTGCTTCAGGTTCTCCAACAGTTCAGTCTATACAGGCATTTAAAACCTCTATAAGAATGGCTATGCTTGGTAATTCTTTGGGAGCAGTGTCTTACATTCCAACCAGTGTTAACGTCAATTCAGATGATAATTTAAATCAGTCGTCTGATGATGATTTATTGGCAATGAGAGATGATTTGTTATCTTCTCTTGAAAATGAAATGCTGGTACAGGGAACTGATAACGAGGATA